TCCTCTAAAGGGAGAAACCCCCGATGTTCTGGGGGTCCGAGGTGGTGGGCTTAGCCCTTGACGGCGTAGCCGACGGCAAGCGCCGTGGGCTGTACCACACCGCGACCGTACACCATCAGGCCGCGCATGATCGTGCCGAACGTCGACTCCGACCGGATGGTTTCGGTCTTGGTCAGCTGCGCGGCATAGGTCACGGCCATCGGGTTCAGCGCGTAGAAGTACGTTGCCGTCGCGGTGCCTTCCACGGCCGTCGGGAGCAGGTTCGAGCTGTAGACCTCGAAGCGATCGATCTCACCCAGTCGACCGTTGCGCAGCGGCGAGGTGCCGTCGCCCGTGATCGACGCATTGCGCAGGTCGGACTTTTTCAGCAGCGAAGCCATCCAGACCGGGATGACCAGCTTGCGGCCGCTCTCGGGGATGTTCTGCTCGTCCAGCACCTGCCCCAAGTCGATGATGACGTCGAGGATATTGTCCTTCGTCAGCACCAGCGGGGCCGTGGCCTTGCCGAGATTGATGTTGCCGGAGATACGGCCGGCAACATCGCCCTTGTTGGCCGCCGCCGCGCGGGTGCGCATGAAGGCCAGCACTTCCGTGTCCACGGAGATTTTCATCTTCTCGGACGCGTTCTCGGCCCACGGTGCCGTCATGTCAAACATCGACTGGGCATCCGCGACATCATCCATGATGAAGTCCCAGTAGTTGCCCTGATCGATGGTCAGTTCGAGGCTCGCCTGCACCGGCCGCTGGTGAATGAGCGTGTCGCCCATCTTGTACGGGGTGATGGTGATGTCGGGGACTTGGTTGATGATGACCTTGTCGCCCTGCGCCTTGATTTCACCGAGATAATCGGTGGTCGAAATCGCAGGAATCACCGAGGCGTCATAGAACCGCTCCAGCAGCTTGCGCGACCAGATTGTCGGGATGATGGTGCCCGAGTAATCGGGGTGGCTTGCATTGATCGGATAAATTGCCATGACGGACCTCGATAGTCAGGTAGGGTCTTTGGTTTGTATCAACTGGTGATGCGGCCTTCACGCGCCGCGGCGTCCATTTCAGCTTTCAGCTTGGTCCACTCCCCCTCTTTGCCGCGATATTTGCCCTTGGTGTAGTCGTCGTAGTTGTGCTCGATGTCGGAGAGCTTCCACGTCTTGGTCGCCCCACGGTTTCGCGTGGGGTTGCTGGCGGCTACAGGGGTGGGTGAAATCATCGACGCCGCAGGGGTGGGCGGGGTCGAGCCAGCGGGTACGTTGGGCTTGCCGTTGGGCAATCCTTTCTCCGCCTTGTAGGCGTTGATCAACCGGGCGCAGGTGTCAGCGTCTTTCCGTTGGTAGGCGCGTTGGATCACAGCCAGCCGGGTCTCGTCGCTATCGTGCCCAATCTGATTCAGCCAGTCAACAAAAGAATTATCGCCATAATTGTGCGCGTTGTTGATCTTCTCCCAGTCCGGCGCGCCCGACGCGTCCGTAATTTTTTGGTCCATCTTCGCGTTGAACGCCTGCTCCTCCGTGGTGGCCAACTTCGTGGTGGCTACCTGCGTCGTCTGCGATAGCGCAGCGACTTTCGTCTGCAGCTGCTGCAGCTGGTCGAGGATCGGCCGGTGCGTGGCACCCAGCGTCTCACGGCACAGGCGGCGGATGAAGTCCGTCAGGTCGGCGCCCATGTCTTCGATTTCAGCCTCCGTCACCAGCGGCTGCACCGGGGCTGGCGCCGGCGCGGGAGCAGCGGGCGGCGCTGCCGTGGCGGCCTGCTGCTGGATCGCGAGGTAGCGGTCCATGGCATCGAGGCGGCCTTGCATCTGCAGCACCTGCTGCTGGTTGCGGTTGTTGATCCCCTGCAGCGACTCGTACTGCTGCAGCAGCGCTGCGTAGGACTCCGCCGTGACTGGCTCACCTCCCGCGTTGTCGCGCGGCGGCGGATCGATCGCGTTGGGGTGCGGTGCCTCGCCGGGCGGCACGTCGTCGAGCGAGCGCGGCGGCGCCGGCGGGTCTACGGGATCATTGCCGGGGGCGGGCGGCGGCGGCGCATCGCTGGATGCTGGCTGCATCCCTGCCTTCAGGCGTTCGGCTTCGGCTTCAGCAGCACGGGCTTCATCACGGATTCGCTGGGGAACGGCCATTTCAATTCTTCCTTTGTAGTGCTTCGATGATGTCCAGCAGTTGTTGGGCGCGACCTTGGAGGTTCGGCACAGAAACTGTCTGGTCTTGCATGGTCACCAGCCGCATTTTGGTGTCTTCGAGGGTTTCTTTCAGGAAAGCGTCGAGGACGGAATACGCGGGGTGAGAGCGCAACGCGGTCATGGCCGCGTTGAACTTTTCCTGCTCTTGCTGCGTGCGCTTACGCATCACGAAGCAACGGTGGGTGCCTGCCGCTTGTTGCCGTTGCGGGCACCGGTATTGGCCGGGGCGGGGCGGGCGTTGGGAGTGCGGGCGGCCGGCATCGAGTTCGAGGATCGGATGACCTTCGATTTCATGGGCGGCTTGCCCTTCGGGGTGGTGAGCGTCTCAGCCATGTCATTACGCCTTTGCGGGAGCAGCCATGTTGGCCGCGGGAGACCCTCCGTCAGCGCCAGCTGGCGAGGGAGGAATAGCACCGGCATCCTTCGGGCCGGGGGCCGGGCCGGGCGCAGCAGGACCTTCCATGGCGCCGCCGTTGGGCGGGGCAGCACTTTGCTGCTGCTGCGGCTGCATCGGGCTCATGCTGGCCGCTCCAGTGACGATCTGATCCACCGGCAGGCCGAGGTCGCGCGCGACTTCCGAGATGATCGCCTTGCGGCCGGGGATACCGATGATCTGCGCATCCATCGGGTTCTGCGTGGCCTGCAGGAACTGGATACGGCGCATGCGCAGCTGCTCGCGCTGGACCAACTCCGTGGCGCCCTTGGCCACGATGTTGATGTCGCCGTCGTCGACGAGGTCAGGCCGGACAATCGCGAGGAACAGGTTGAGGTCGCGCACGACGGCCTCGACCACGTTCTTATCGATCGAGGTAACCGACTGCTTCAGCGTGCGGTTGGCCGCATCCATCAGCATGGACAGGCCCGAGCTGGTGCGCCCGATCGTGGACATGCCTTCGGCATTGCCCTGCATGTACTGCGGCATCGACGAATAGGTGTCCGCCATCTCGGTGAACTGCTTCAGCACGCCGAGCAGTTCGGCCGCATTGGACTGCGGCTGGAAGAACGTGATCGGCAACCCGGCACCCGTGCCCGACGGATCGTCGGTGAAGGCCCAGATTTTCCACGGGTACATCTTGATCTCGGTCTCGGTCTCGTCGAGCCGCGGTTCGTTGACCGCCACCTGCGGACCCGATGCAATGGCCATGTTGTTGACCAGCGCGCGCAGCGTGGCGGCGCCGGCATCCTGAATGTCCTCGATCATCTTCGGCACGCCGAGGCCGTAGATCGACCCGGGCACGCGTTCGAAACTGTCGACGTAGAACGGCTTGTTCCCCATCGGATGCGGGTTCAGGCGCACACCGATGACGAGGTCATCGATCAGCCAGCAGGTGATGTCCAAGTCCTTGGAGTCATCAGGTACCTGCTTCGCGTCCATCCCCCACTCGACCAGCAGCCGGCCACTGACCGGGCCATGGAACTCCAGCATCGGGAACGGCTTGTCCACGGCATTGCCGGAGTGCGCAGAATTCTGGTCGGAGTCGCGATGCTCCAGTTCGGCGCGTTCCTGCTCGGTGAAGTTGTACCAGTCCTTGTACGCATCGGTGTCGCGCGAGAGCACCTCCATGATGTTCGCGGTGTTATAGCTGGGAAGGCCGATCAGGGCCTGCAGCGTGGCGCGCGTGCAGCGTTGCCGGTGCACGATATACCCGTCCTGCGCGCTCTGCGCCCACGGCGCGAAATACACGTCGAACGGTGAGCAACGCTCCCACGTCATCGTGGGCTCCGACTTCACCACCGGTTTGTTACCTTCCCAGTGGAGCTGATTCTTGTAGTAGACCACCGGTCCCTTGAGCACCGCGTAGGGGAACGTCGGGATGTCCAGCAGGAAGTCCCACAGCGCCTGATAAAAGCCGCCTTGCGTGAGGATGTCATCCATCTGGTTCTCGCGCTGCCGCAGGGCGTTGCGCGCGTTGAGCTGGGTGTGCTGGTAGAACAGGTCGCGCAGGTCGCGGCGACGATTGAACAGCATCTGCGGCGTGAGCGAGGCGCCGGCGCCATTGGCCACGGCCTCTTGTGCTTCCTGCATAAGAATCTGGCTGATCAGTTTTTCCTTGTCATTGTCCAGCGGCATCTCGGGCTCGGGTGTCGGCTCGATACCCCACGGGCGATCGTTCGAGGCGTAGACATCGCGCAGCGCTGCAGCGACCGATCGCACCTTGTTGGCGCTGATGCGCAGGTAGACGTCCGTGCCGGCCTTGCGAATCTCGGCCTTTTTGACGGCGTCATACTCGCCGCGGACGGCGCGAAGCGCAGCCAGCAGGTCGTCATCGACACCCGACATCTGGCGCTGCTCTTTCGCTTGGGTGTAGGCGTCGCGGACGTACTTGGCCAAGCCGTCGGCAATGGCGCGGTCGTCGCCGGTCTCCACAGGATCGGCAGGTTCACTCGCGTCAGGTACCATGGAGACATCCGGCACCACCGTGGCATCGAGCGTTGCTGGATCACTGGTGGCAATCGGCGTTGCTGGAGACGGACCAACAACGTTCCCCATGGCGCCCCGGTTCAATGTCATGGCCACGATAGATGCTCCGTCAGAATTGGCATAAAGTTACCCTACCTTTCAGTCGAGAGCTACTATGACGGTTGCACTGCCACCCCCGGCTCCGCGGATACCCCCACCGCCCAGCCCTGCGCCGCTGGCTCCCGCAAGTCCTGTCGCCGTCGGCATCTCGGTCTCCTTCCTGCAACGCGATGCCATCGAGCTGGCCCGGCGCATCGTGGCCAAAATCGACGCGCCGCTGCAGCTGGCTGTCGACATGGGGTTGACCGAAACCCAATGGTCCGTGCTGCAGCACAGTGCCCATTTCAAGTCGCTGCTGGCCGTCGCCCAGTCCGAGGCAAACTCTGCCGCCGGCCTGCAGGACCGCGTACGGCTCAAGGCCCTGATGGCGCTCGACGCAGGCTCCATCCTCGATCTGGCCGGCATCGTGAACAACACCACGCTTCCTGTCGGTGGGCGGGTGAACGCAGCCAATACCCTCGTCGACATCGCGGGCCTCGCCAAACAGAAAGACCAGCAGGCGGCCATGGCTGGGTCTGGCCCGCTTGTTCAGATCATCATGCCGTCT